CCATACAGCTTGAGAGTTACCTGCAATTGGCTTGAGCCATCATAGCTAAACCAAAAGCAGTTATTCTATCATCGTGCCTATCTTCAAGTTTATATTTTACTTTTATCTTTTCTGCAAGTTCAAACTTTTGGTTTAGCACGCACTTTCTATAAACTCGTTCAGCCTTAAAGTTGTTACCATATTCTGCAAACTCTTTCAACAAGCCAACATCAGGTAACAATGTATATAAGCCATTGTTAAGCCATTCTTTAATGTGTTTTTCTTTACTCATAATTTCTGTTTTATTTAATTAGTTCTGTGTTCAACGGCTCATATACTCAACGTTAGGCGTAATTTTGAGACACCCATTCATCAAAGTTTGAGTATTTCAATCTAACGCCTTTGCATCTGCATCTTTCTCCGATACAAAATTCTTGCTCGTGCCAATCTTGGCTTACTAATTCATCACCAGCTTCAAAGGCTTTTTTCAAATCCTCTAAAGAAAAACTACGCCTAACAGCACCTAAATCGCTATTGGCGGTTTCTTCTGTATTCAAATTTTCGTGTTCCATATTAAGTTTATTTTAAGTTGATAAATTCGTGTTCCAAATCGCCAACAGCGTTTAGCTGCGGCACGTTAGCATTAATACTCACTAACCATTTTATCATAAAGTTCCCTTCCTCTTTTATCTAAGTCTTGTAGATCTTCCTTAATAGATTCTAAGCAAGTTGGTACAAATGCTCCACTAATTGGGTATCCTTTTTCTTTAGCAGATTTTCGCCATAAGGCACTTGCAATACTCATCATATTACCATATCCAATTTTTTCACCCAATTCTTTTACTTCTTTAATTTCGTCCATTTTGTATAATTTTATTTTTTGATAATAATTGTACCTTTTTTAAACCAAGGTTTATTTGACCAGAATATATCTATAAGCATTAAAATCCCAAGATCAATAGCTATAATAAGAGGATATATCAAAAATTCTACTCTTATAAGATATTCTATACATATTCCTATGCATATTCCATTAATATATCTAAAACAATTTTGTAACATAATTTTATTGTTTATATTAATATTTTCTTACTTCTGTGTATGTTTCTTCAAAACATGTCTCTAGAATACTTTTAACGTTATTCAGAGACATGTATTTGTATGTTTCGGTCAATGACCCCTCAGTTAGAAACTCAATCTCTTCAAATTTATCACCACAAAACTTATTAAGCTTTGCAATAACTTTTTTCTTAATTTCGGTTTTCGTAGATAAATCTCCCATCTTACTTATTTTTAGATTTTTCTTTACGCTCTCTTATATCGTCCCTTTGTCCCAAATGGATTATACACAAATAATGATTGGTCCGCTGTATATGCAGATATATCAATCCAAATTTTATTACCAGATTCTAAATCTGTCAGTTGTAGTGGAATTCCATCTTCATTTAAAAAACATTGTAAATGAACTCCTGCAAACCTCCTTTTATCTTCTTTAAATCTAAGTTCATAAAAATTATTTTTTCTAATAACCTTATCTACTTCAAATAAACCGAAATTACCATTAAATAATGTTTCCATAGTTATTTATATTTTGGTTTCATTTTCTGAAAATTCTTAGTATTGCGTTCAACCTTTCTTTCTTGCTCTTTCTTTTTTTCTTCTTTTCTTTCCTTCCAAGATGGTCCTGAATTATTATCTTTTAAGTTATGAATTGGTATAAGTCGATCAATAATGATTGCTGTAGGCTCAATGGCCTCTTCAATCATCTTAGAATCTTTATAAACGCCAGGTGCTTCATCTTTAGTCCCATGACAAACAGATGTTGAAAATATTCCATCCATTTGTTTTCTAAATTTATCCATATCTACTGTATGCTTTGCCTGTGATCTTGACATAAGCCTTCCACTTCCATGGCAACACGATTTTAGCCATGCATCATTTGACTTACCTTCACATATAAGTATTCCATCACGCATATTAAAAGGAACAATCATTTTTTCTCCAATATATGAACTTATAGCGCCTTTACGAATGGTGAAATCTTTGAAATCAATATAATTATGAACTGATTCAATTTTTTCGCCATCTTTAATGCCACCAAGAATTTCACAAATAATATCCATCATATGTCTTCTATTAAAAGAGGCATATACTTGAGCTACTACCATGTCTATAAGATAATTTTTTAAGTCTTCACCCTCTATATATTCCATACCTCTTAGATCAACATCAGAGTCTAAACCAAGGTCTTTTTTAGCTTGTTTTATAAGACTTGGAATTTGAGATTTATCTTCAGTATTATTAGTGATATTTTCGATTTTATCCTTTAGGTCCACATTTCTCTTTTCATTTAACCTAAGTTTAGCGATTCCCTCGTGATGTTCATAAACAATTTTACCAAAATTTCTCGAACCAGAATGAATAGTTACCCAAATATCTCCAGTTTTTTCAGAACGACCAAATTCACAAAAATGGTTCCCCGATCCCATTGACCCACAAGCACTTGCAATTCTTTTGGTATCCATTTTTTTATAATTTTTAAAATGATCTACAAAATAACGATAGTCAAAAATTGGAACAAAATATGAAGTTCCAAATTTTTCATTATAATTACAAAAGAAATTATTTAATATATCATTTATTTCATTCCAAGGAAAATCTTTGCTAAATGAAAACTTAGGCATATTACCTGGACGAGATTTACTTTCGTGGACATTAAATCCCATAGGGATATGAGTTCTAATAAGATCATCAAGCTTTTCATGGGTAATATTTAATTTTTTACCTATATTCATTGATAACATTCCACACCCTAAATCACAACCTACAACTGAAGGTACTACTTTAATACTCAATGGCATACAAAATCCAATGACAGCTCCTTTACCCGCATGGGTATCAGGCATTATGCGAATAGGTTTATCAAAAGCAATATGATTAACCATATTATATATTTGCTGTATACATTGTTCTTCAACATCATTAATCATAATGTGAGCTGTTGTATACCTCCCTTTAATTTCTATCATAACATCAATTTTATTTATATACGAACAAAGATAAGAAATAGTTTACATTTTAACCTCTTTTTTTTATATTTATTGAAAACGTCTATTATGAATGATAAAAAAAAATATAAAAGTATTGGAGTAGCATTATCACCAGAAATCTTAAAAAAACTTGAGGACGGTAAATATAATAAATCCAAGTTAATAAATAGTCTTATAACAGAATATTTCAAAAATAATAAAAAATAATCCTTGTCAACACGAATTTTATTTTTTTCTTCCTATTTATAATAAAATAAATATTATGGGAAGAAAAAAAATTGACACAGAAAAGAAAAAAGGGAAATTATCAGTAACAATCTCTGAAGATAATTTCGAAAAAATCCAAGAACATGAAATCGGGAATAAATCTAAATTCATAAATTGGCTCCTGGATGAACATTTTAATAAAGTGGGAGGTCAAAAATGATTTTAAGTGAAAAAGAATATATAGATCAGTTAACAAAAGGAAGTAATAAAAAAATAGATGTTAAATGTGATATCTGTGGAAAAGAAAAACTATTAGGATACAATGTTTATTTAAAAAACTTAAGTCATGGCAATTATTATGCTTGTAGTGCTAAGTGTTCAAGAAAACATATAATAGAAAGCAAACCAGTAATTATAAATAATTATAATGATTTTTCATATTTAATAGGACTATTTCAAACGGATGGCTCTTTATATGATGATACAAGAAATAGAGGCAAATTTAGAATAGAACTATCTATAAAAGATTCTGATATAATATATAAAATAAAAAACATATTAGATTCAATGAATGTCAATTGTTCAATATCTGAAAGAATTAGAGAAACAAATTTCGGAATATCTGATTCAATAACATTATCTGCAAGTGAATTACAATTTAGAAATCTTTTAAAAGAATGGAACGTACCCGCTGGTAAAAAATCAAATACTATAGAACCTCCTTTTCATAAAAAAGAGTTCTCTGTCAATGATTATATAAGAGGATTATATGACGGCGATGGTTCAGTTGGCTACACCTCAAACAATTTTCCCTTTGTTTCTTTTGTAACAAAAAGTGAAAAATTAAAAGATTTTTTAATAAATTTTATCAGTGAGATAACAGCTAAGCCTAAGAAAAAAATTAATAGAAACCTTAGGGATTATATATACAATATTACTATAACAAAGGAAGATGCAATTTATTTTTGTGAAGAAATATATCCTTCTGGATGTTTATCAATAAATAGAAAATATGAAAATTCTCAAAAGGTAAAAAGTTGGATACGACCAAAAGATATGAAACAAAATTCTTCAAGGTTGGACCTTGATTAAATGCTAAAAAAAGGGCCACTTGGCCCTCTATTTAATCATCTGAATTATCATCTTTTTGTTCAAAATTTAATATTGATGGGAATTTATCAGCTCTAGTCAATTCTCCATTTTCATTATTATAAACTCTCCATCTAAATCTTTTTGTCTTCAAATCTTGCATATGGTAATTAAATGCTTTTACAATAAGTGCTCTTTTTTCAAGAAGAGTCATCTTTTTTCTGGATTGTAAATCATTTATTAAAATCTTTCTAAGATGAGCAATAGCATCCTGCTCTTGAAGGCCCATACCATCTCCAAGTTTTAAAACAAATGTATCTGCTTTTGCAGCATCAACTTGAGAATATACATAATGCAAAAACCCAACAAAACTAGGTTCAACCATAAATTTATGCTTTCTTCTAACTGACATAACAAAATCTACACTATAAGATAAATCTGGGTTTATGTCAAGTGCTGATGCTACTTGGGAATTTGATATATTCCTTGTTTTATTAATATCTTCATCTTCTACACCTTGATCATATAGAGTTAAGAATTTAGCTGCAGATGCTAAGATTGTTGGATTTTTAAAACCCTGGATAGATAATACATCTCCTCCACCTCTTTTTTTACCAGCATCTAATACAGAAAAAAGACTTGGGTCTTGATTTAATGCAACATAAAAAGGAAGTTCTTCGGCCTCGGACTTAATAAGAGCTGAAAGTCTATGTTGTCCATTAATTAATCTACCATTAGTGTCAAAAGCTATGGGGTCAATTGATAGTTGCCACTCTCCTCTATTTATCATAGAGGCATAATTTGAAACTACATGTCTACTAAGTTTTCTATTTTTATCGTTCTTTTCTAAAAACTTAACAGCTTCTTTTTTTGTTATAACTCGTGAATTAATTTGCTCACTATTCATTCTTTTACATTTTTAATTAATACTATAATTTTGTGCGAATATACAAAAAATTTTATAAACTGCAAATTATAATAAAAAAAAGGGGGCCGAAACCCTCTTAAGAAACTAAAAAAGTAGCTAAATTTTTAAATTTTAGCCAAAAAAGAACTTTTTATTGAGCTATTTTCCCAATCCATAAAACAACCGTCCATGGCTTCGCCCACTTCTGAATCTCCGAAGGTTTTTAATGTATTTCCAAAGAAATTACCAAATTCAGACCTACCTAAAACTGACATTATGGTGCCCAAGGCACCCATTTCAGTTGTAAAATGAACTCCGTTATTTACTTCTTCTCTTGCATCACCTTTTATTGAAACATGCTTTAGACCATTATTAAAGAAGTTGTGTAATTGTGTCAAAAATGAAGTTGCTGACATCTCATCAATATCTTTAACCATCTCCACAAATTGCGCAGCTTGTTCATCTCCATAAAACCTTTTAATAAGATCGTGAATTTTTACAAGATGTGTTTCATTAAGGTCTCCACGGTTTACACCTCTTCCGCTATAATACTCTGGACGAGATGTCATACCAGCTCTACGACAAATTTCGTGGATATCTTTCTCTACCAACCAATCTCTATAAAGACAATAACTTTCTGTAATTGGAAATTCTTCTCGGCCATATTCAGAATACTCTTTGCCTTCCCAAATTCTAACAACACTACAGTTGTTAAATCCACCACCATTCCTTGCATGTGGATGATTGCTAAAACCTCTTGTTTCATATGTATTAATTGGACTTGAGCCAATATAGAAATTATTAAATTCTTTAACAATACGAATATATGTGGTCTTATCACTTACTATAACATATTCAATATCTCCTCTTTCTAGAGCCTTATCAAGCTTTTGTTGAGTTTGTTTCTTAGTAAGTGCTCCAATAGAATTACGTCTATAACGAGGAATTGATGTATAGAAGTAAATATAATTGTTTTTCGTATCGACCTTTGCAACACGAAGTGAAACTGTGCCCTCTAACCAATGGTCATTTTCTTCATTAACAAATTTAAAAGAAACAACATCACCTCGACAATAGTCTTTATGAATTATTTTTCCACACTCTTCGCATTTACGATCATGGGAATATATTCCACGAGTATCAATAATAGCTCCACAATAGCCACATTTTCCAAACCTAATCTCTGCGTCTAATGTAACATATGCATAAGTTTTGATTTTTTCTTTCTTATGACCTTCGGGAGTTAATTTAACTGAGTAGCCATTAGCTCTGGCCCACTTAACTTCTTTTCTAAATTCTGCAAGGGTTTTGCAATAAATGTCTTTCTTTTTTTTCATCGTTTTATTCTTATTTACGAATAAAAGTGGAAAAAAGTTTCAATTAGGTAATTTCTGACATTTTTTGAATGGATATAAATTTGATGCTGGAGTCATCTTTGATAACTATTTCATTTTCCCACCACTGGGTACTTCTCTGCCATAATGTATTTGCTACATCAATATTGTTTACCGATGTTTGTCCTTTAATTAAATATACTTCACCTTCCTCAATCCTCCATGGTTTTAAGTAATCTAGCATTTGGAAAAATTCATGGTTTTCATATTGCTTAGGATTTGAAAACCAACTGGTGCCCAAATTATCTTTTTTGAGATCATCTTTAGTTTTTAATCTCATAAGTCTATATATTATAGGATTTGATGGTACATCACCAAGTTCAATTGGATAAGGCTTGCTTAGAAATAATGTAAAATCGCCTACAGCACAATCAATCGCTGCTTCTATATTATCTTCATTATCATCCCAACATCCGCTAGAAGAATAATTTCCAGTTAAACCCCAGTTAGCAATCTCTTTTAACTCTTCCTCTGAAAGATCAAAAGGGTTTGATGAACTTTCTGAAATATTTTCTGTAATAGCTTCATCGGGATATTCATATATAACAATTGGTATTTTATCAATTTTTAATCTTTTTGCAGCTTCCCATCTATGATGACCATCTAGTATGCCATAATCATAATCTAATAAGATTGGCGGTAGTTCTTCATCATTTTTTATTTTTTCAATTATATTTAGCACTTTCTGCTCATCAATTTTCTCAGTGCCATATATTTCAGAGTCATTTGTATTTATATATTTCAAGCCACTTAAGTATCTACCAAGTTCTATTCCTCGTATATCGGACCATAAATATTTTTGTTTTTTTACAAGCTCATCATTTGTATTATATTCTAATTTTGGTTTTTTTTCTTTTGGCTGTTTTATTTTGGGTTCAATTTTTACACCCTTTTTTGTTTCTACAAAATTAAATAAATCTATAATTTCTTCTGAATTATCATTTCCAAAAATAGAACCAAACTGTTTATTGTTATGATCTACAACATGCTCAACATCACCTTTTGCAGAATCAATATCTTTATAATATCTCCCCTCAAACCTTGGATACCATCCCCACATTTTTTGAGTATCTAAAATAGCCTCTCTTATGATTTTCCTAATATTCATTCTTTTTTATTTTCGACAATATAGCTTCAAATCCAAAGTGAAGAGGTGATGGTAATTTATCTAAACTAAACCAACCAGCTTCATCATTCTCCCAATCTAATACAGGTTCAAATTTATCAACAATAGCTGTATAAGTATAATATGTGAAATCATTCTCTTGGTCCACAAATTTATCAAGAAGTTTTAAATCACGATATTCTCCATCAAACCCCGTTTCTTCTTCAAATTCTCTTTGAGCTGATTCTTTGGCTCTCTCCTCGTCATCAATCTTTCCTCCTGGATAACTCCAAGTGCCAGGTTCATTAACTTCCTCAGATCGCTTTCCTAATAATACTTGACCATTTTCATTAAAGGCTAATAATCCAGCTCCGACACTGCCATAATATTTATCACTCCCTCCAGCAGTTGTATGATAATCTCCAGGCTCGCCACCTTCATAACTACCATGTATTACTTCTCTTATTATACTTCTTAATTCACCTTCTTCAAGATATCTATTTAATTCTTCTGGAAATTTCTTTTTCATAAATTCAATTAAATTTTCTCCATATAACAATTCTGCTACCTCTTGTTCCTCGAATGAATAATAATCTCCCCTCTCTATAAATATAGGAAGATCACCCTCTATCCAACTTGTTCCTTGGTAGTCTTCAATTTTTGGGTCATCACTTATTTTATGATAAATTGTATCATTATTTTCTACTACACAAAGTAATACATCACTTAAATTTTTTAAAGGTTTATGTAGGTCACGCTCGGCATAACCTAACATAGGTTTTTCTGAGAAAAATAAAATACCATCATAATCTAATCTTATTTTTGACCCCCCTTCATCATTTTCTACAGGCTCATATTCCCATTCATTTCCACCACCATCAAAGTCATAATAACCACCATAAGCCTGTCTTATAGTTTGTCCAAAATCTGGTATCAATCCATTATTCTGGACATCTTCCAAATTTTTTATATTAGTTACATGATATAAATATTTTGCAGCCATTACATATAAATATACAAAAAAACCCCTTCTTTGGGAAGGGGTTATATAAATGAATCTCTTATTTTAATTTAAAGGCTTCTGCCACACATTGGGCAAACTTTCCACTGAGCCTCTAATTCAGCTTGGCAATTGCCACATAATCCACTTGATCCAATTGGCGTAGCACATACAGGACATACTTTCCAACCACTTTTGATCTTGGTGTTACAATTTCCACATCTTAATTTTACATCCTTAAGCTCTTGAGGTTGTCTTGAAAAAGGGAGCAATTTATAAGTAACCGTATGGAAAGACCATGATTCAAAATCAAGATCAATTTCATTAAATCTTTGTCCTGATTCATCTCCTTTTTCTACACGGCCAGTTTCAACTTTTTTTGATTTTTTAGCAGACATCTTATTAACTCTTTGGAGCCCTTGAGACATAAAACCCAATGTTTCTGCATTATCAGCAATTCCTCTACACTTTGTGTCTGGTGCATTATCTATGCTGTCAAAAGATACATTGTCTTCTATACAATTGTCTACACAATTAAAAGGAGCATCATCATACAATATTTCTGAATCATAAAGATTGTCAGTTTTTGATCTTCTTCTTGAATAAAGTTCGTCTGTATTAATAAATGACTTCCTATTTAAATTGAAATTAATAGGAGTATGCTTTTTAACTTTCTCCTTATAAAATTCTACTTTAAGATCACCATTATCTTCTATAGCTTCTCGCACTTCTTGTGTATTATTTACAGTATATACATCAAATACAAATTTTCTATCTTCATCTATATAACGCTCTAGGTAACCCCGATCTCCACTTCGAATAACCAAAGCTCTATCTGAAATTAAATTACCATTAATTGTAATTTTTGCTGATACTGTGAATTTACATGGATTAAAGAATTCGATTTGAAATTCTTCTTGTTTTTTTAGATATACAGTGTCCCCACCATAAATTTTTTGTCGATTTTTGTTTACTGCAATATAAGCAGTTGGGACTTTATCCCTAATTGTTTTTTTCATAATCTCTGTTTTTTAAGTTTATATGCCGCTAACACATTTGCTGCTACTTTGAACAGCTCCACAGTCACCTTTTGGTAACTCTGCGCCAACGAGTCGAGACTCATTTATATTTTACAAAACTACAACAATTAAATTTAATTGTCAATAGCTAATATCATTTTTTTTTACCATGGGAGATAAAAAGAAAGAGGAGGTGAACTGAAAATTGTGTCAAAAATTATAGCAACTGCTGTAATACCCAATACTATATAAGACCATTTAGAATCACGAGGTGAGTCTTTCCAGATTTGCCATAAAATACTTATTTTTTCTTTCACTTTGTAATCCTCCAAACTTTTTGATTTTTATTTGTTTTTTTCTCAGGAATTAAGAAAATGTATTTTGGAGTGTCATTAATATAATCTATATAAAATAATAATCCAGATGGAGGAGACATTGGCCTAACTTCCACTAGGTCGCTTGCAATTAACTTTGAATGCACTTGCCTAGCAACTGGAAGACCCCAATCACAATCAACTGCCTGGTTCTTCTTAGTAATCTCATTAAGAAGATTTACACCACCTAGAATATCTTTTATAATATTCTTATCAATGTTCCCAGCTAATTCATTAACCAAGCATTGTTCAATTTGTGCAATTGTATCAATAGATCGGAATGCGTTCAGGTCCTGTGCAAGCTGAGGGGACCAAACAGCTCTTAACTTACGAGTTTCTGCTTCAACCTTGACAGATTCAAATGTAAGATTGATTGTTGGCTTTGTTACTTCTTTTAGTAAATTCATTTGTTTTATGTTATTAAGTACCATCTTCTTCTCATCAAAACTTTATATTCAGATTCTGAGATAAATCCCATAAGATAGTTACCTATTTCACAAATATAATCACTTTCTGTTAAAAAAAGATCACTAGATAAAAATCTTTTTACTTTTACCATTTTCTTTCCTGGATTATATAACTCATTAGTTCTTTTATCTTCATCATAAAAAAATCTGCAGATAGCATATTCTCCACCATCATTTCCATATTGACTTCCAAGACCAAACCTAACTCTTTTTTGCGTAGTAATATCCCATTGATCTAATGTTTTATATTTTGAATGTTTGATTGTGCGTCTAGCTCCAGATGACTCTTGAAAACTATAAGGGTCATGCATTGTACATGTTGAAGTTAAATAAAATTCAGCAGGGATATCAGAGAATTTAATAGGCTTATCTTTATTAAAATCTTCTATTTTTTTATACTGATCTGTTTTTTCATAATCACATTCAGCACAAAAATAACCACACATACTCATAAATAAATCATCATTGACACGCCCATCCCAATAAACTTTTTTTGGTGTTTTGTTAGGATTTTTTTTATTTATTAATTTATATAAATAAACCCTATCTCTTTCTTCTTCTGGAAATTTAACTATGAGATTTCTTGTATTAAAAGTATAGCTTTCCCATTCCCCCTTAATAACCATCGAATGATGTATTACATCAGTCCTATAACGACTTGATTCACCATATTCATGGTTCATATAGTCATTGTAACTTATAGCTTTATCTGGGTCTTCTTGATAGTGTCTTATCATCTTTTTATTGTGTTAATAAATACCACCTTCTTCTCATTAATTCACCAAAACTTTTCGAACTCAAAAAACTTTTATAGAATTCTGTTTTACAGATATACAAATCCTCTGTTATAAAATAGTCCTCAGATATAAAATGTTTTACCTTAACAATCTTTTTTAAGGGGTCATGCCATTTATCTTCTTTGTTAGGCTCATAAAAATCACTACTTACAGCATAGTTTCTACAAAAAACTTTATGACCACTCAGCAGATAATTATTTGGAGACACTTCTATGGTGTGATGTGCATACTTATTATATCTCATCATCCCTGCCCATCTTGGGTCTATTCCATGCATGCTTCTTATATCCTGATAAGTTTCCATAGACGCATTTCTAAAAGAAATAAACATATAATCAGATGGTATATCGCCAAATTTTACATGACCATCAAAGTTTGTTTTTTCAATAGGCATAAAAGTTTCAGGACTATAAACAAAAGAGTTTACTAAAAGTTTTTTATACTCCTTAGTCTTCTCAAAATCACTTATAGCATAAAAATCCCCATTCATATCTATAAATACTTCATCATTAAAGTAACAATCTAGATATACTTTTTTAGGGGAATCTCCTTTTGCTATTCCTTTTACTTGACGATATAAATATATACGTCCCTCTGCCCTATCTTCTCTCGGATATCTGCGAAATAAATGATTTCTATCATAAATATATTGCTTAAGTTTACCATCAACCATTAGAAATAAATAACCTCTAATATCATGACTTTCCAAAAGTGAACCTACCTGGGTTTTTTCCATAATTAAATTATGCCTCTGGGAATAATGCTTTAATTACTTGTTGAGTAAGTGCAAGTTCTTTTTTGCTTGTTTCAATATCCATAAGAATGTCTACAGAATCAACTGTTGGTTGGATAAGTGATTTTTTAAAAGTTAATGTTTTTTTCTTAATATCTCTATTAAGGTCTGCAACTCTACTTTCAAGTTGATCTTGTTTTTCAAATTTCTTAAGCTCATTAGCTTCAGATTTCTCGTCTAAGTTTAAAACTTCGTCAAATGATAAAATACCTAAATCTTCCATAATTATTTTTTTTTAAATGTTAATATGGATAAATCTAAATTAAATTTTTTTAACTTTCAAATTTTTTTTTTAAAAAAAGTAAATATTTATATTAAATGAAAGAAATTCGAGCCATAATAAGAGAAGCTTTTAAAGATGCTGACTATATCTATCATGGAACAAATGAAGGTGCAGTTTATCATATTCAAAAGAATGGGGGAATGAAATTGAATGCCGCAGGAAACAATGAGCCGTTCATTTCTTTTACTAGTGACCCACAAGTTGCTTCTTATTATGCACAAATGAAAGGTGGACCAGAAAGAGGTGCTATACTAAGAACAAAAAGAACTAGCGACTTTGAATTATCTCCAAAATTTCAAGATAATAAAGGACACGAATGGATCACTACAAGAGAAATTCCAATAGAAGAATTAGAAATAAAAACAAAAAACGGGTGGACCCCTTTATCTAATTGGGATGTTATAGATAAAAGAATTATTAATTAAAAATATACGGACTTAGGACCGTTATAGCTTCGGCTATTGCTCCCTCTCCAAGTGTCGCTACCTGGGGAGGGGGCTTTTATTTAATGAATATCTATAATACAATATTCAGGTTGAAAGATTGCTATTAAATCAAAAGTTTCTCTATCAAATAATTCTTTAAAATTAAAATCAATAACATTGCACGTTTTTAAAACCCATTTTTCTGCAACTACTCCAACTGGATCAATTTTAAGTATTGTTAAATCGAAATCTTTTGGAGGATTATAAGGCTCAAGTCCATGTGAAAAACTTCTTACAAATTCTTGAAATTTTTCTTCTTTGCCAACTATGTCAACAAATTTAATTTTTACAGACTCCCATCTTCTCTTCTCATCACTGTAAGATGGTTTCTCTGTTCTTATTAACCAAGGACTAATACCAAATTCTTCTGGAAACTCTAGTAAATATCTATATAAGTTCACAACTCTTTGGCTTAATTGTCATTGTTGGATGAATAATTGTATCGCCGTTTTTAATTTCATGATATTCCCAATTTCCAAAATCAACTTCAATTATTTTACATTCTGAAATTAACCATGTTTCAATTGGAACGCCTGTTGGGTCCAATGTTTCAATTTTTATTTCAAACTTTTTCTTCTTTAAACATAGACCAGCACTATAACTCTTTATAAGCTCCATAAGTCTTTCGGATGTTGATGGTGCAATGGGGTCAATAAATTTTATTTTGATATTCTCCCATTTTTTCTTTTTAAAATTAAATTTCGGTCTATTCATAAATTGAACTGCCCATGATTCAATATTAAATTCTTCTGGAAATTGTACAATAAATCTATTCTCAAACTTAGGTTCAATATAAATTGCAGCTTTTCCCGCTTGATGATCTTTTAATTTTTCTGCCATAATTTTTTTGTTTATAAATAAACCCAGAAAAAAAAATGACACTTTAAAATAATTTCATCTAAAAATAACACAAAGCGTTATTAATAGCTCATAAAATTATGTCTCATTTTAAACCGTAAATTTAAAAAATAATTTCAGATTTACGGGAATATAAATCTATTATTCAATATAATATCATAACTTTTGCACGATAACATACGCAATGATATCGTGCAAATATATGTTATCACTGACCGATAAATCATTCATTATTGACCGATAAATACTTTAATGTAATTCTGATGCTGCAAATTGTGTCAACATGTAGTCACAATCTGAGATGACATACTTTTATAGCAGTAAGTTTGGGGTAATAACGGTTTATTAAGGGTAATTCTTATTTATATTACTGCTTGAGTAGTAATACTACGCAAATTGAATGTTATTTAAAAAATCTAATTATGGCGAATATGCCATAATTAGAAATGAAATTTTTATGATGTAGTTTCCTTTAATGTCTCTAATTGTTTTCTTCGTTCTTCATCTTTTTCTGCAACAAAATTCTCACAAAACAATGAAGTAACAACAGCTTCGAAATCCAATTTTTTGAAGGTTAATTTTAATGGAGTTGACATAATCTCCCAAGCATTTACAATTTCAAGAATAATTTTTTGGAAATTTAATTCACTCATAACTTTTTTCCTACTTTCTTCATCAAATATATAATTTTCTCTAAAAGTAGAGAAAATCCTTCTTATAATTGGAAGTATAATAGTTTCAAATCTCTCAAAAATTTCAAGTTCAGGAGTATAACCATACACTATTTCAAATTGTTTAATTAAATTTTCTGTAAGATATGCTTCATCTTCCAACATTAAATTAGATACTTTTTCAAGAGCAGATGCTACAATTTCCTTATCTTCTTCATGATTTAAACCATGCAAAAGTCCAGATTCATACCAATGATCAGCTATTTCTTTTAAATTTTTTTCCATAATATTTTATTTTAATCTTTTATATGTTCAAATATCCATTCAGGGACATGGACTCTATTTACTCCAAAATCTTCTAAAAACTTTTCTTTAACCCAAGGTTCTTGTTTACATTCTTCCACATGACAATAAACAGTATAAAAATGATTGTCATCTTCTTCTAGTATTTGATATAACTCTAGATCAACTCTACTACTAGTATAATAATCACCTTTCTTAGGTTCCCATACTTGACCACTATAATGTTTATTAGCCAATGCATGCAATTTTTGCATTGGAAGTAATGCTGTTTTTTTATCCATAAGATCAAATATAAAAAAATCCCCCTGAAAAATCAAGGGGTTTAAAAAAAACTATAAAATGGCTGCTATGAAACGGCAATATTTTTTTATATTGCCAGTAGTTTGATTTAAGTAAAAATTATAAAATGCTTAATTCTATACAATAATAGATAACAATAAAAATTTCGTCTGGTTTTTCCAGACAAAACTGACTGAATTTGCACATATAATATGCAAAAATCGTATTTACTATGTAAAATTGGTGATTTTCGTCTGGCTTTACCAGACAATTCTCCATCCAGTGTCTGGAAAATTCAATCGTGCAGACAGTGTCTGCATTATTTAATGTCCAAGCTCCTCGTTATAATGACGAGGATAATGACGAGGATGGACATCTTAATTATGTTTTACATTTTTACCGCTATAAGTTATAGTTTGACTATGACAATTTGGACACAAAAATCTTAAATTTTTTATTCTATTGTCATTGTTGATTCCATTCTTATGATCTAGTTGTAATGATAATGAATTTTGCCTCCACTCACCCTTATTATCACACTCTCCACATACATATTCCATTATTCCCTCTTTAACTAATCTAATTTTCAATCTATAATTATTTTTATATGTAGAATTTTCAACAAGAATTTCTTCTATGGGAGTTATATATTTCCCATATTCACAATATCTTTTCATGTGGTCAACCGATATTTCTTCTTTTTTTATCCTTTCCTTTATATTTTTATAACTAACAGTAGTAAAATTTTTATATCCAAGCGACTTTAAAACTTGTCTAATACTCTTACTTAATTTAACTATTTTTTTTAATTCCAAAACAGACACTGATTCAATTTTTGATTTTTGTTTCATAATATATTTTATTATAAATATATAAAAAAATATATATTGTATTGGTGTCCATGCAATTTATATCAAAAAAGGAAGTTGAATTCCTAAATTTTTCAGTACAATACCTTTAATTATACCTGTCTACCCAAGGAAACATTTATTAGTCAATTTTTACCGCTATATCGGTCATTTTAACTGTATTTTGACCGATATATCGGGTTTTATGACCGATTTACTGCCTTAGCAGTAACACTTTTCTTACAACATCAGCCAACTCAAAAGCTTCATCAAATTTTTGATTTGCTATATTCAAATCTTTATTGCTGATTATAGGACCACCTTTGCCTTGCAAAGTGATAGTATATAAATCCTCAATCTCATCGTAAAAAATTATTTTTTTCATCTTGTTATAGCTAATATATTAGCAACTGCTTTTTTTTAAATTCTTGTAATCAATTGTTTATCTTTTCCTACTGCTAACATGTTAGCTATTTTAATAGCTACTGGGGTAACGATTAACCCTTTTATTTGGCATTTTAGCTACTGGGGTAGCTATTTTCTTTTTCATAGCATTTAACCCATTTTCTTATTGTATTATCTGAAACTCCATAAAATTTTCCAGTTGCAACATACCCATTATTATGAACTTCTTTTTTTAATCTTTCATATGGAGGTCTTTCTACTTTTCTTTGATTTTCTTTTGAACATTTAATACAAACTTTTCCCCTTCCTTTAAATTTACTCCCACACTGAGGGCAAAACACTTCTTTGTTTAATATTTTATTTTTTGTTTTACTTTCTTTGATTTCTTTTTTCTTTAATTGTACTTTATATTTTCCCATTATTCTACGAACTCTTTTAAAATTCCCCCCTTTTTCTACTAAACCACATTTTCTTAATGCCTCAGACATTGTAATAGATATTTTTATTGCGTCTATCATCTCTTCATCTTCCACTTTTTTATTAGAAGTATTTGTTCTACCTCTAAAAGTTGGAGTTTGACTATGACAATTTGGACACAGAAACCTTAAATTTTCCAACCTATTATCTCTACCATCTCCGTTAATATGATCAAGTTCTAAAATTAATTCTTGTCCCTCCCACTCTCCAACATTATTACACTTTTCACATTTATATTCTCTTAAGTTATCTCTTAAAATTATATCTTTAATAATTGACGTTTTTCTATTAGAATTTTCTACAAAAACATCATTATAATTCAAAATAGTTTTTCCTTTATTCCAACTTGTTTCTGGTCTAAATTCTAAAATTCTACTTTTCTTTCTCCCATCTTTATAAGCCTTTTTTAACCCTTTCGAATTTTTTCTTTTTATTTCTGGACATTTATTATTACTTTCTTCACAGCAAAACTTTCCATTTTTCAATGTGTAAATTGCAGTTTTGCCACATCCATATTCACATAATACTTTTACCATATCTATAATTTTATTATAAATATGGTAAAAAAAGTTAAATTTAACTTTATACCATTTTTTTTCGTGCCCAAGGGGGGAGTCGAACCCCCACATCTCTCGATACATGCTTCTAAAACATGCGTGGCTACCAATTACACCACTTGGGCAATTTCGTACTAGAGATGGGACTCGAACCCACACGCCCTAAAGAGCACATCGTTTTAAGCGATGCATGTCTACCAATTCCATCACTCTAGCATTTGTACGGGTGGAGGGAGTTGAACCCTCAAATAATCTCTTCGGTCTTAACGAAGCGGCTTTGCCAGTTTGCCCACACCCGTATATTCTAAATCACTTTCACAAAATTATATTTCTTTTTAAACTGCTTTTGGTTTTTAGCTTGATTTTTCGCTCTTCTCTTCATTCTCATGATCTCGTGTTCTATTGTAAACTTGTAATAGTTCCACAAGTGAGAACCAACTTCTTCTCTAATCATTAAGTCCCTCCAGTGACTTATATTATTATTTACTCTTCTTTTACTTTTCATTTTATTATTTTTTATTTTAGAGACGATGGAGGGATTCGAACCCCCGAATAAGTGCTTTGCAGGCACCCCCATTAGGCCACTTTGGTACACCGTCATTTTAGCGGACCCCCCCTCGCTAAAATAGCTTTGAGGTA